GTATTTGTACCTGCTCCACTTTTGACTAAGTTTTCAACCCAAACACCTTTGGAATTAGTAACAGTAGTAACTGATGGAGTGCCACCAGCTGTATCCGAACCCATCCGAGGACTGGCTCTAAGCCCAACAAAATCAGTTACGGTATTAGCCGAAGATGCACCAACACTGCTTGCCATTGCGTTCCACCAATGCGAAACAAAGGATGGACTTGTTCCCGCCGCTATAGTAGAGGCTGTAGTCAATGACATTTGGTCAAATAAAGCACTGAGATTAGCAGCTTTAACCCCCGTTGCATCCAGTGACACTATCGGCTGAGCAACGAATAAGTAGAAACTATTACCAAATAAGGGGTTAGCGAGAAACTTATAAGTCCCAGCTCCTTTAATAGCCTGGAAAGAAAACGCAGTGCCACTTGTTGATGTTATCGTTGGGGTGATATTAACAATGTTTAATACTGTGTTATTAGAATTGAATGTTGGGGTAAAGTTAAGAACATTTGCATTTGTATTCGTAGGAATTGATGGCCATAAAAAAACTCTATCATCTAAAAATAAATCACCTTTCGTAGCGTGTGAAGTTGATTGGAGAGTTACGTCATCACCTGAAGCAGTACCGCCTATTATTAGGGGGGCTGTGATGCTGGTTGTAAAAGTTGGAGTAGTCCCAAAAACGGCTGCACCTGTGCCTGTTTCATCAGATATAACACCTGCTAGTTGAGCTGATGTAGTGGCGGCGAACTGAGATAAAGGGTTAGCTACTAAAGCGTCACCGCGCAGTGCTGGTGATATGGTTAAGTCGCTCATTTGTAGTTCACATCTACGAACATATCCGCAGAGCCTATTGTTTTAGTTGGTCCCGTTGATGAGTTACTCCACGCTATACCCGTAGAGAAGTATCTACCATATACCCCAAAGTCTACTGAAAAGTTAGATGAAGCTGAGACTGTGAATGTAATAACTGGCACACCTGTGTCCGCTGGGACGGTTGTTGAGTTGAATAATTGAAAGAACTGAGCTGATGTACGAGAGTTATATCCTGTCACCCCATAGACCGTCCCTGCTGAAGCCTTAGAAACAGAAGATGCCTCATAAGCTACCGAGGTGTCGTTTGATAGCCCCTGTGCTGAAGCTCCTGATGGGGTTGGGAAAGTTCCACCAATTAAGTTAGTGCCCGCTGCTATTGAGAGAATATCTACATCACCTATATCTACACCTGAGTTAGCGGCTAACTTACCGATTGCATTAGTTCCTGCGGGTAGTGCATTAGTGATTGCTGTTACTGCTGTTATTGTTCCCGTAACTGGTACTAAGTCATCTGTCGCAATAGTTACTCTTTGAGTGCCCGTTGAACGAGTACCTGTATTTAAGGCGATATTTACGCCACCTATTTGTGTAGTGTTAAATCCAGCACCAGAGATGGCGTTGTCAATAAGCTGCAGAGCGGTAAGAGCTGATGCAAGGGTTGTTTGGGTGGCGACATCTGTTGAACCAGTGAATGATACGGGTTGAGTGGCTTGGAAGAAAGTTCCAGTTACGGCTGTTGTTGGCATCGTTAGAACATCTACTTGCATCTCCGTACCAGCTACCGCACCTGCTATTGTCGTAATCCCAGCATTTGTAACTGCTGTAGATGGAGCTGAGGTAACTACTACGTTATGACCGTCTGCTAGTTGGTTGGCTGCGGTCGCAAAACCCGTGATAGCTGCGGGTGGAGTTAGGGTTGTAACCTGAGCCGCTGTCAAGACAACTGGGATTGAAGAAGCCGCTAAAGCCTGACCCTGAACTGGAATACGAGTTGTGAAGGTGGCTTCTGCAAGGCGTGTGCCGAGAGTTGTTTCGGTAGCAAATCCACTAATCGCCGCTGGGGGCGTGAGGGTAGTTATGGTAGCCGAGGGAAGAATAACGGGGACACTTGCAGCGGCTAAAGCTTGTCCGAGGGCAGGGGTTTTGGTGTCTACGGAAGCTATAGATGTGTTACCGGTGTCTTGTTTATTGGCGGTAGCTAGAGTGCCAACTGTGCCTACATTAGCGGTTATAGTACCACTTACAGGTACGGCTGTTGCTCGTAGTTCTGTGTCGGTTAATCCAGAACCGCCTGATGGTAACTGAACTAGAAGTCTATTAGTAATCGCATCAACCGCTAAAAGAGTAGGAGTGGTGAGATCAAGTATGTCCACACCCATTAGGGTGGTTACTGCGTTTGCGTCGCGGGGAGCATTTGCCATGCTCTTATATTACTATAACCCTAGATGTTTGCGTAACTGTTCCTGGCGCTTGGCTATTTCCTCAGATTTCTCATCTAGTTCTTTTTCTTTAGTGTTCGCTTTTCGTTCACGTTGGCTTACTACTTTTTCGCGCATTTCTATTACAGCATTAGCTTCTTGGACTTTTTCTAGTATTCCTTGGGCTTCTGTACGGTCTTTAGCCACTGATTGATATAATTCATCAACTTCAAGCAAACGTGGTTCTAGGGTGGTTTCACGTACGTTGATAGCCTTTTCTCGTTTATTTAACTCTTCTTCTGCTAACTTTAGGGTATTTTTACGATTGTTCAGTTCTCCTTCTGTTGCTTCAACATTTTTCTCACGTTTCTCGGTATCTGTTTCTCTTAGACTAACATCAGTTTCACGGTCATCAGCTTCTTCATATCTAACGTCTAGTTCATTCTGTTGACTATCCAATTCATCATTACGCCTATCAGCCTCTAATTCACGCTGTTCAAGAATATAAAGGCTAGTAGTGTATTCTTTTTCCCACTTGGCTTCACTGACTTCTATGGCATCGGTTCGTTCTTTTGCCTCGACGTTGAATGTAATCTTTGCATCTCGTATTTTATCTGTGGCGCGTTCCATGTCCGCCATCACATTAACTGTTTGTCTATTCAGTGTGCGGACTTCTAGCTCCTTAGCCTCAACCTGTAATTTTAGCTTCGGAAGTTTCCTCACTAATTCTTTATGCTCAAATTGAAGGTCAGCTATCTTTTTTTTAAGTACCTCAAAGTCGTCCATTAGTCGTCTATGACTTTAGAGGTAGGGAGTTTGCTCGTAGTGGCAGAGGCAACCGCTAGGGCTTCTTTTTGGGCTGATGCTTCTTTGGGGTTTAGGGCTGGGAACTCTTCTTCGTCTGGGACATTATAGCCAGTACCAGGAGGAGGGGTTGTAGGGGGCTTAATATCTTCTTCAACTTCTTTGGTTTTAGACATAGACAAATCTATCTCTCCACCGCCGGCCTTAGCCTCGCGCATAGGCGCGTCTTTAATTCTCATTATAATCTCATCTTCGTATTTTGCCCTTACCGCAGGTTCGTAAATCCGGAGCAGGTCACTTTTATTATTTTGGATTAACTCATCTACAAGGGTTTTTACACCTAGCGTAGCTACAGCTCCACCAGGTAATTCGCTTATTTCACCGGACTTCATACGGTAGGCGTATGAGTTATCGTGTTCATCTGCTACGTTAAATACTACATCGTGATCTAAAGGATTCTGTGCCCAAACAGTTGATTGGGTATGGAAATGTCTCCAGCGGGGCGTATATCCATCTGGTTGATTAGTTTTAGGTTGCATATATTATTGACTCCTATTAGTTATAACAGGAGTATACCACAAGTGCATTATGCTGCCGTTCTAGTTGTGGCGGTGGTTCTTGCTCCTGCTGCCGTTCTAGTTCCTGTGGCTGTGCGAACACCTGTTACGGTATCCGTTGACCATGAACCATTTGTAATAGTGCCGTTGTTGCCGTTACCCGAAGTGTCGGTGGCGGTAGTTCCTGCGCCTTCATTAAGTGGGTATAAGCCTCTTAATTTAGAGGTATTGAAAGTACCACTTCTGTATATGTCCCTTATCTCATCAGCTGTCATTAATGTGCCAACGAAAGCTTCTTGGAAGTTAGCTACATAATCATTATTTCCTCCGTTGTTAGTCCCAAATACAACATTTTGGGTAGTGTTACTAGTGAATGGACCTGATGTAGTAATAGCCCCTGCTCTTACTTCACCGTTTACATAAAGAGAGATTCTTGTACCATCATAAGTTACAACTAAATGCACCCAGCTGTCCCTTGTCTCCACTCCCAAGGTAGTTGCCATAGATCCGTTATGTGTATTGTCGGTATTGCCGTTAAAGCTGAATATGTTCGTAGCTGAACCTAATGTGAAAAAGATTTGTCTACCCCAAAGAGCAAATGGCGTAGGGAAAGTAGTTATGGGACTGTTGTTGCTTTTCTTAGCCCAACAGCCAACAGTCACTGAGCTGACTAGCGTAGTTCTGTTTATAGGAACAGTAATTCTAGCCGTGGCAGGGATATAGATGCTACTCGTATAAAGCATCTTTAGTATGTTTCTACGAGGCATGTTAAGTCTCCTTGGCGGCTAGTTCAGCTTCGGTCTTAGCTGTTTTGGACACTCCTACCATCTTAGTAACTTCTGCGTCTACTGTCCGAGTAACCTTGTCAGCTAGTACATCATTCGCAAATTTACTTAGAATTGCGTCTAGTTCTTTTTCATCTCCAGCACTTTCAAAAGGTAAGTCCCCACGAGTATCAGTCATTACAACTGTTGTACCGTCTAGTATTTGAAAGGTTACTTGTCCTTTTGCTGCGTCTACATTCGTGATTTTATATTTATTCATATCTACTCCTACTTCCAGAATATGGTTATATCTAGTGTTCCTGCTATCGTGGCGTATAGGCCAGTTGAGAACTCTACATCTGGCAGGCTAGTCACAGAAGGACCAGCAGCAAACGAAACAGTGTTTAGTAGAGTAGTTGTGGCAGCCGATGTATTATCCCACAGCTTTAGAGTTCCTGATGTGTGTGAGTTGACTGACCATCCCTTTACTCGTCCAGCACCAGTTTTTATGAGGGCGCTTGCAGTAAGGTTGGTATATGAAGAACGATCTTCTACTTTTAGAACATCGTTGACAAGATCTTCACCAGCCGAGAGGGTACTAGCGGAGGTTAGAAGATTGCCACTAGCATCAACTTCTAAAGCTGACGGATCCTCGTCATTACGAATAGATGGAGTTAAATTATAGTTAGCTGGGTTGCCGTATTTTGCTTGTCGTACTGTCATATATTCCGTCCTTTCAGACCGTGACTATTAGGGGTACTTATTGTATAGGGTTAAAAGACCTACGAGCTTACGGCTTTTATGACTGCAAAGTTAATTATGATAGCACCAGTTTCAGCTGTGCCAGCAGCGACATTACCGTTATCATCTCGTGGTAGGGGTACTCCAGGCATAATTACTCCTTAAGCGAAGATACCTGATTGAGACACACATCGCCATACAGTACCGTCACAAACGAATACAATGTGATCGTTTACAACCGCTGTACCTTGAGTGTTTGTACAGGTTGTGGTTGAGAGAGTAGTACCTGTGGCTGTTGTCTTATACTTCATCGTTCCACCCGTGATGGTGAAGCCTGCTGTAACGTTAGAAACGGTGAATGAGTACCATAAACCGTTTGATGCGGTTGGTAGTGTCCAAGAAGGTGAACCCGAAGTTGCTCGGTTGTTGAATGTCTGACCACATTGTGCTGCCGTAAGAACAACTGTTGCTCCAACTAATGCACTATCGGTAACTGTTCTCAGCGTACTGGCACCACTAGGAGCTGCGGAAAATACTGGAGCTACTGTAAAGTTTGCTACTCCAGTGAATGTCTGCGCACCAGTAACGGTCAACGTACCACCGACAGCTAATGTTGCAGCTGTACCATTAAGAATGACCGGCTTATCAGTTTGGATACCGTCTTCTTTAACTACTTGGACATAACCTTCTAATTTACGAGCCATTATTTTTTACCTTTTTTAGATTTCTTTACTTTAACAATTTCCTGATCTTCAGAGGCTTCTTCGGCTTCAGGTTCGGCTTCTTCAACGTCACCACGCTTTTCAGCTAGGCTACGCTTAGCTGCGGCTAGATTTCCTTCAGCTTGCACCAAAGCAGCTTCAGCTTCTTGTACGTCTACTACATAAGCGTTAACGTCTGTTTCTTGTACTTCAGCCATACTAACTCCTTAACCTAAGTTTAGATTGACTAACTGATACTGAGTGGATATTCCGAGTTGTGCGGCAACACCGTAGATAGGTTGTGCATCTATACCCAGGGTTCCGTTTCCAGCGGTCTGGGTACTCTGGGTGACCGTTTCACCCAAGGTATAGACCGTAGCTGCACACTGCAAGGGGGCAGGGCCTCGGACTTGGAGCCAACCGAAGTAGGCAGCGGTCAGGGAAGCGCCTGTAAAGACACCGACAGGGACAGCGGCTGATGCAGCAGCTGGGGCTACGATTGCCTTATTATACTGAGAAGCGAAAAGGTTAATCTTTGTAGTAGCAGTAAAAGCTACGACGATTGGTTCATCTAATTGAACTACTAGCGTAGCTGAAGCGTCAGCGGCAGGGTTGCCCTTGATGCGATAACCAATACCGAGTCCAGTTGAGGTTACGTTGCCGTATAACACACCACCGGCATACTGGTTGGCGGTAGCGGCTGTAGCACCTAAAGTGACGGTTACGGAAGTTGCACCGACAGCGGCTGCGGCGGTTACTAAGTTAACGTGGTCGGGGACAACTGGTGGGCCAACATTCATTAGCCCTGGAGCTAATGCCGACACTCCAGCTTTACCATAACGAAACTCACGTCCGTCTGATGTCGGTGCTATTTGCCCTAGTGGCATCTGCTGATCTACGCTAATATCTCTAAAATCTTGTCCGAGTACTACTGACTGTGTTCCTAATCCCATAATATTCTCCTATTACCTTTCTTATACTGTCGTCACACCGGTTCGCTTGCTGTGTCGGCGAGTAGAACCAGAGATTAAGTTACCTAAGCACATGAATTGACCAATGTCAGAGTACTGAGCGTGTGGTTTCTGGAGACCAGACCATTGGATTGGGTAGTTACGTCCGTATTCTGAGTAAACTGAATCGACTTGTCCTGATACTTTGTAGGATGTCAGACCAACACCCTTTAGGTTGTACCAGTGTAGGTATTCCTCGTTCAAGTAGTACACAACACCTGAAGTACATTTCTCATCAGCAACGATTGGGATACCGCGCCACACAAGTGTTTCAAAGCCGTAGTTGCCCTTGAGACTGTCTTGGCCAGAAAGCGTAACACCAGGCTTACTATAGGTAGTAATTTGACCCCGTGATAGCGAGTCGTAGTTAGAGCTAATAGCTGGAGTGAACAGGCTTTCCAATAGGTCCCAAGCAACTTCCGTAGTAACGATAATCGAAGGTCGTTGTCTCTTAGAACTTGCGGCACTTGCGCCTCTCATATCTACTGCCATACCAGCGAATGTCAATGCTCCACCTGAAGCGGCAGTAACAGTTGAGTTCAACTGAGTGTAAGTAGTACGAGTAAGTCCAGCGTAAGTTGAGGTGTTAGCCCCAGCATCTACAATTTTTTCCAGTCCAGTAAAGTCATCACCAGCGCCAACTCCGTAAAGTTGGTCACCGATAGTATCAAGCATAGCGTTCTGTGCTTCCTCTAAAGTGATCTTCGCAAGGTCAAGCACTTCGGCATCAGTCTTATTAAGAGATACTTCTGTACCACTAAGTGATACGTTCTGGTAGAAATAAGCAGTTTCAAATGTCTGACGGATACGAGTGTCCTGTAGAGCAGTATCAAAGTCACCAAGACCAGAGAATGAACCACCTGATGTTGGTTTAGCGAACTGTAGTGGAATCATTAGCTGACGGCCACCCCAGTTTTTGTTCTCACGCATAAACACACGGGATGTGAATACATTAGAGTTCAAAATACCATCTATACTAACCGGTACGTATTTTTCTTCTGTGATTGTCTTTACTCGTTCTGATAATACCATTTCTGTCTCCTAGTTACTTTATATAAAAAACCCGCCAGCTGACTGCCGACGGGCGTATTACTTAGAAGTTAAGCACACTTTATCTATTTTTGCAATCGCTTCTCTCTACGCTTCTCGTCAAACCTTCTGCCACTCTCTCTTCTACATATTTTACATATCCTAGCTCCTTTAGGATGAATATATAGGTGCCAAGACGTGAAGTTACGCTAGAGACGCTGGCTCAGGACATCAAAGAGTATGAGCGCATTAACCCTAGTATTGAATTGAACCTAGAAGTGAAAATCAAAAAAGAGGCTGTGCCTATGGTGTAGACAATAGTGTGTATGCGGGTGCTATGGGATTGTCTATGACCTTAGCAAGTCGAAAACCCTGCAGGTTGGACATGAAAGGTTCGCCCCTAGAAAACCATAGTACCCGTATCTACACTATCTACTAAAAGATAGCACAGTATCTAAAATAAACCTATTCGGTTTACAGAGAGTCCAAAACAGACATGTGAATATCATCTAAAGTTAGACCCGATGGTGGAGCTTCCATAATCTTAGGCTTATTAGCTGCACCGCCACCAGTCCCAGCACCAGATACCATAGCTCCACGTTTCTTTTTATCTTCAGCAACCTTGGCTTTAGCTTCAGCACCAGTATCCTTGCCTTTACGACCTTCATGCAGTTCATATCCCGTGGCAAAGTCTATTACCCTACCTTCTGCGAGCTTTTCGTTCATTATAGCGAACACAGCATCTGTAACAACTTTCTTTTCTGTTTCATCACTAGGCAGACTTTTAGCATCAGTTAAGATTTTTATGTCCTTATCCCAGTCAGCTTTTATGGCATCTATCCTAGCGGAGCGTTCTGCTTCCTCAGCTTTAGTTTCAGCGTCAGCTTGAGCTACGCGGTCACTAGCAGACTTCTCGGTAAACTTTTGAACAACTTGTCCCCAGTGTTTATAAGTAGCTGGTTCAAAGTCATCAGGCACTTCATCCAGGTTATTAAAATAGTGAATCCCACCATCCACGTCTTTAACGGTAATCTTGCCTGGGCCTTTTTTGGTGGTGTCTTCGTTTAGTTCAGGGGCTGGTTCATCTTCTTCGGGCTTCTCGGCTGGAAGCTGTTTGTCAGGAATTGCAGCTCCCACGGGTGCTTCTCCAGCGTCAGCGTCCTTGGATTCATCCTCATCACCGGCCTTATCGTCGCCATCGGCTGCATCTTTATCAGCCCCGGCGTCTTTATCGCCGGTATCGGAATCGTCTTTGGCACTATCATCATCATCCCCCTCATGTTCTAATTTAGCTATAGTTTGGTCATGGACCTGTGCGAGTGTTAGTACTTCTTCTTCTTTTTTGGCTTCATCTTTTTTCTCCTCTTTATCTGCCATATTGACTCCTATTTTAATTGACTACCGTTCAATATAACATAGTTTACTTCTTTTTGGTAGGCTTCTTTTTCTTCTCAGAGTCTTTCTTGGCTACTTGCTTTTTCTTTATTTCATGGTCATCTTCTACCATGGTTTGTGAGTGCTGTTGCTGTTGAGCCTTCAGCTTCGTATCTATAGCCGATTGCTGGGCTTTCATTTCCAAAGTCTGCTGGATGGGTGAAGGAGTTTTAGACGGTTGGTAGCCATTGGCGGCTTCCATCTGGCGTTTAATTTCCTCAGGGGCATCTTTGTAATTCACGATTTGGTCGGGAGGTATAGGTTCCTGAGGAGCTTGTTGTTGCTGAGGAGGTTGAGCATTAGGGTCTAGGAGGTTCTGCTGGGGCTGATTGCCCTGATTAGTCTTATCCATGTCCTCCTGAGTAGGTGCTTGGGTCTGGAAGGCTTCCATTTGCTTCTGAGCCTGAGCCTGGACTATCTTCATCCACTCCATATACATCTGTTTTACAAGGTCGGGTTGTTTTTCAAACGAACCAGTCAGAATGTAGTTATTCATAAATTTAAGGTATTCTTCGCCTATTTCATCCCTAGGAAGTGGCATCTCACCACGGTTCAGAATCTGAACATCTATAAAGGCTTCGCGTGAAAACTCGTCTTGCTTAGCCTTGCCCATGAAAGCAATCGGGTCAGTCTTGAATAATATAAACCTCTCAAGTAGTTTCTGGGGACTAGCGAGATTGCCTCCAGAAAGCACCTCATAAACCGACAGAGGGTCTATCAAACCTTGCTGAATCAAGGATTCCATAGCCTCCTGCTGGCGTTGCTTATTAACAGGCAGCATAGACCCTACCCCAACTTTAAGATCAATACCATCTTCTATAGCATCTTGTTTCATTACTAGGTAATCAAACTTCCCGTCCTCACCAACGGCTTTGAAGTAGTGTTCTTCTGTGTAATAGACTTTCATCATCTGAATGAGGTATCGGTAGTAATTCGTGGCGGTACGCTCTATAGCCCTAGCTATGTCGTCCATACGGGTGTAATTTTGCTCACGTTGCATTTGGTCTTGGCCCAGAGTTTTATTACCACTGCGTTCGCCACGGGTAACTTCCTGCGTAGCAAAGATATTATCTATTTCATTCCTAGCATCTAGCTTATCCTCAATGACGTAGCTCGGAAGAGGTGGAGGAGCAATCCGAGCCACGGCATCACGGACAGAACCTTTGACACCGATTCTCTCATCCGGACTTCCAACTAATTTACCTATATCAGCCTTATCTATCATTTGGGTATTAAAGACTAAACCAGACCCAGCCATCTCGGCGTTCTCCATAATCTGGAAACCCCGACGGTCAAGTATTCTTTGTAGTGGAGCCGCCTGCTCAACCATCGAGGTCAAATCAATGTATGAAGTACCATCATTCAGATAGTTAATCGGAAAGAATGGTGGGATAGGAATATCTAAAAAATTACCCGTAAAGCCTTCTTCGTCTTCATAATTCCAGTTAGGGTTACGAATCTTACCTAATACATATTGAGACTTAATATCCGTCAAGGCCACGCCAGACTTATACCCATCTTCAAAATAATGGAACCAGGTTTCCCATATATCGTGCTTCTTGGCTAATTGAGACTTATAAGCTACGCGCTTACCTTCTTTATCCCTGCGGTCTACGCCAGCCATTTCTAAAATCTTTTCCTTAGAGTCTGGGAACATTGATAGTAATTCTTCTACTGTTTTGTTTCTGATCTTATGAGAGGTGAACCGAGGGTTATCACCCCAACGAGCGTCTTTATCTACGACAATATCTTCAGGAGGAATAGCTTCAGGGACAATCTCACCATTTTTACCCGCCAAAGGGTCCCAACGTAACTTAACAAAGCCTATGCGTTTTAGCAGAAGATTTCGCGCCCCAATCCTAAAAATATCAAGAGCACGGAACTTATCACTGTGAGCATGTAAGACTTTAGATAAATCTTTAGCAGCCTGTTCGCTTATAACTGTATCCTGGGCTGGCATAATGTCTACAACCGGAATACGGGAGTTTACAACTGAAATAATTGTCTCTACAGAAATGAAAATTCGAGGGTCTTGGTATAAATATTCTTCTTGGAAGTCATAGACGTTTTTATCTCCCCAGTGGTTAGGCATCCACAGGTTCATATTATCTTCACGGGCAGCTTTTAAGCCGTTGAAATTATCCCAGTAAGTTTCAGACTCTTCTAGGGGTTTTTTGATAAGAGCTAGTAAGTCGTCGTCTTCTAGTTCAAGGTCAAATATGCTGCCTTCGTCTGATGTATCTTCCATAGGTTCCTTTGTTTAAGCCTATGGGCGTTGAAAACATTATACCATAGTCCCAACTAGCAACCTACCCCTGATAGGTTTCGCCATAATGATATATTGCAGCTTCTCTATATGCATCAATAGCTTTGTTTTTATCATTATACTTACCTAAACTATACCTAATTCATATTAATCAACAACCGATAGTGAGCGTGGCATAACTTACAACGTATATTGATAGCTACCCCAAAGTCTATCAAAGGCATTGGAGTTGAGATAATCTTGTCTACTGTCCCTTTCACGTCAACTATCGTTCTTTTGCAAAACAAGCAATTCAACGGCTCCATCTCCGGTGTATCATCGCTCAATAAATAAATAGATATTGGCGGCGAGTACCTATGGTCCTTAAATGGCTTTTCGTAATAACTCACGTTACTCTCCGTCTTTTATTCTTAACTAAACTGCGTTCTATAAAAGCATCAAAATCCATACCCAAAGCATTCTTCGTACTAACGGTATTATGCTTACTATCTACAATAATACCAGAACTCTTCCTGGTAGCCGAAGGTCTCACCCCGCCTGCGGAGTCTGGCCCCATAGAAAAAGATTGCCCAACACGGAAATAAGCCAGCGCATGACAATTACTAACTAAAATACCGTTAGCATAGTATTCGTGTTCACCTTCAACCGTTAAGTTGTAAACGTTTCTTTTCCCTAAACTTTCGGGCGTGGATACGATTGCTACAGGCTTTTGAACACCACTTATTATTTTGTCGCCAATGAGAAGTAACCTTCGTACCACATCCAATACAGTCAAAAATAATTGGTTCTTCCAAATAGAAAGCTTTTTGCGCATTATCTCGTAAGTGTTGCTTCCCCTTTTTGGATGCCAACCAAGCATGCGATTTGATACGAACCTCGTCCAAGTGTTCCCTGTTCCGCTTGACATATTCTGGGTCGGTAAATCGCTCCAAGTTATGATGCGTACGGTGTTCGCTATCTTTAATAAGGATGAGATTACCAAGGGAGTTGTTGAGAGGATTGTGGTCTTTGTGATGGACGACAAACCCCATGGGGATGCTGCCATTGTGCGATATCCAAAACTCTTGGTGATAACGTTTCCGTCCCTTGCCCCGTTCCGTACTTCCTGAGGTAAAGTAAACTCTATCGCTTCTATTTTTTGAATCTGGATATCTACGATATATAACGCCTTGAAAAATAATTGCTTCGGCTTTTGCCATGTTTTAATTCTATCAGAGTATGCCAAAGCATGCAACTCTACGAAACCTTTTTCTGTAGCCACTTTATGATTAGGTGTAGCAATAAGCTCCGCACCATTACTGAATTTATATTTATTAACTGCCGCGTTTTTCTTAGTCATCCATGCCCGACTAACCCTCCTGTAACCCTTGCTAGTCAGGGCATAATCACCAACTTGAACATTTTTTATCTTAATATCCCCTCGTAAAGTTTTAATAAGCGAATCCCCAGAAATGCACCAGTGGTCAGGTTTATTCTCCTTCGTGAGCCATCTAGCCTTAGGGATACCCCTAGTATCAGGCACCACTACCCTATATACATTTTCGACATGCTTTATCAAATCCTCTAAATCTTTTGGCTCCTGGAAAAACCTCATCTTCCCACTCGTCACATCAGCTGCCAAAAGGTCAAAAAGTTTAGTCCTATCAGACTGTAAGACCCCAAAATCCATCCCTTCCTTGCGTTTGCTCACTTCCATGCTCGTAGAATTATCTGGTGAATAATAATGCACATAGACGCGTCCAGGGTACTTCCTGGATAATTGTTCGGGAATGGTGAAGTCCGGTAGGGCATCTATTACGGCGGTAGCGTTATACATCGTTATAAGTCTCTCAATATCCTCCCAGTCGGTAGTCTTCCCATAACTGAATATTCCTGAAGGATTGCCCATCACCCAATGTTTTTCTTTCCCTGAGTCACAGCCTATAATCACATCCCGCTTCTCCGCGAGGGCAGGTTGGCAAGCCCGTAAGACAGACTCTCTATTGATAAGAAATTCAGAGGCCTGATAAGGTAAACCGAGAACGAAGTTATGAAACACCTCAATATTCATAGAAGCCTTCTGCTGTAGAATCTTCCGCGCGCTCACCCAAGGAATCATCAACTGAGACAACCAGTAACCCCTCCGACCTATCATATGCCCCTTAACCCACCTCGGCCCCCTTTGAGGGAATCTAGGTAGCCAGCGGCCCTTCTGACGGTCATGCTCCATCAATTCCTCGTTACATGACCCACAGGCATAAACTTCCCTCTCCTCATCTATATAGTGATTCTTCTCACCTTTTTCAAAATCCATAAACCACTCATGCCCACAATGCCCGCAGGTAACAAACCAGTGCATCTGATCTGAGTCCTGATAAAGCTCATGCACCCCGAAGCCTGGTATGCTCGGATTGCTAAACCTCCAAAACCACCCATAATCAGAAGCCTGTAGCCTAGACTGATAAACCGTAAGAACCCCCTGGTCACACCTATCATACTCATCGGCCACAATAAGGTCGGCAGTTGTGCTTATCGCTTCTTTTTCAGTAAACGCTCCCCTAAAATATATCCACCTATCACCAACATTTTTAAGTGAAACCGAGTCATCGCCCTTGACCATCTTCCGTATCTCCGGATTCCTATCAATCATCGGATTAACTTTCGGCCTTACGAAATCATTCACAACATTTTTCGTCGGTAAAACGTAAATAACATTTAATTTCAAAAAATTAGCAGCATGGATGCTTTTTAAGATGGCCGCCACACTCCATCCCACCTGAGCGGACTTCATAATCACCTGGTCTGGGGAAGAGTCAGAATAAGGCTGAAGCATAAATCTATGCTTAGAAAACTCAAAAAGTTTCTGATTCTCATTTATAAGGTTTGAATCTAACACCCACATAGCGGGGTTAATCATGTGAGTTTTGGCTCTTAGCTCTTCTCTATTTAACTCTGGCTCCATTTATGTAAGTGTATCATGCTATACATCTAGGTAGGCTTTGCTTTTTGGATTGCTCTTAGGATAGGGCGAGTAACTACCAGCTCCACTGCCATACTTTAGACGGGGGAAGTTCTTTAATGTGTAATGGGCTTCAATCTCTAACTGGGTTTTATGACACGCTGAGTGTGACCATTCATCGTTTGGGTCGTAATTAGCATAATCACAAGTCGGACAAATTGTGTTCGGGTTCTGTTCGGGTTCTACTTTGTTCGGGTTATGGATAGGTGCTGGATTATCCTCAAAGGTACGTTTATAGGACATTCTACATTTATCTGAACACCATCTACCCCTGTTGATTGGCTTGGCACAGTTGGTACAAGTCATCTATCCTCCTTTAATTATGTCTATACATCGTATAACAAAGGCGAACACCACCACTGTTAAAATAAAAAAAAGAAATATGAAAATGGGAGTGTGTGTGTATGGTGTACTCAGTGAAACTTCGGGTGGGCGATAGCACCTAATCAGCGTGGCAGGGGTGGGGGTGGGGGTATACCCCTGTTATAATACATACTATACCATGTTAACTCAATCAATCGAACACATCTATCCAGCCCATGCTATGTATATGTATGATGACCTCTGTTATACATACATACTATACCATGTTACCACTATTGGTGCACAATGTAGATTGTGCGACGTGTCAGGGGTCAGAAGCCCTTATTCGGCCTATGCGTAATCGGGTACGCTATATGTGGTGTGCTAATCCTCTTTAGTTTGGGACATAAGTAGGTCAAGCGTATTATCTACCACGGATGATACAGCAGGCTTGTTCGGGTCCAGTTGATTGACCTGGACGAAGGTTGTGTAGTTGTTCCCGGAGGGTTTGGCATCTGTTGAATAGCCCATAAGTTTGGCAACTATCTCGGCTGTTTTGACCCTAAACGCTACGTCAGGGAGATCACTTGGTTCAGATTTACCATTGATAATATCAACCCTGTTAGCTTCTAACCCACTATGAAACACTTCAGCTAGCTTAAACTCATTAACTCCAATCTCTCTTAATGCTTGTTTCACGCCCTGACTCTCTATTACTCTGCTTGGGTGTTCAGATATTGATTTCTTATAACCTACCGATTTCAATACTTGCCCTAAAGGTTTATTCGTTCGGACATTCTCGACTAAGGCTATGGCAGTTGCTCTTTGTTTACCTGTTACTATGATTTTCTTTTCTTTTTTAATGACGCGCGATTTGTTTTTAACCACGTTGACCCCTGTTATAGCGTTATTTTGCGACACGCCATTCTTATAATTAGTTGAGTTCATATACCTTATTTTGGGGCAACCACAGCCGGGGTATCAACCGCTAACTCTAGTTCGCTCATAGTTAGCTCTGTTAGATCGTCTTTAAGTGTGAACTGTGTTTTATCTGTCACCGTATAACCTAGGTCCATAGCTATAGTTGAAAGTATCCCGGAGAATATCGCTTGTTGATGATTGCGAACGAAGTGCAATAGACTTGCTTGGGTGTCTTTTAGCTTATGAGTTTTTGCTTTTGCCATGTGATTTGCTCCCTTTATTGATGTTTATAGTATAACACAATGTAATATATACTACATCTAACAGAGGTACAGCACTACTATTATACTCATTATGTATGTAATCTATTGACACCCTATACAATAAGAGTATTATAAGGGAGTAAGACCGAGAGCGTTAGAGCCTCCGGCAGCTTGAGACACTTACCAGGGCGCAAGTGAAAGCAAGTGGGCAATACTCTTGCATAACACTAAGCGATTAGCTTGTGCCTACGGTGGGACTTAACAATTCAATCAGATGTAGATTCCTGTATCGTAGATAATCAATAAACTTATAGAAAGGCAACCAACTATGACACCAGATGAACTTATTAGGTACCTAAAAGACCACGCACTGAACGATGAAGAAATTGAAACACTCTGCCGTATAGTGATTGAATACGTTGAGGAGGTGTAGCCAACTATGAATAACTGGCAAGAATTAACCACCGCACGGAATGGCTACATCCGTAATCTCGCAGCCGAGAACAAGAGAATAAAAACCCTCTCAGAAGAACAGCATGATATGATTGGCGATATATGCTCGATGCGACACGAATTGCACATGGGCGGGAATGCATTAGCCAACCCCGAACACAGCGACAATGGCAAAATTAGCTCATATCTGTACTGCTCATCAACTGATGGCGATGGACTCATCATGGATACCGCCAAAGCTACAGGTATAGATGGGCTGGATATCTACTTCTGCGATGTCTTGGAACTGGCGGACATAGACGGGATAGACGGGGAAGAAGACGGAGACCCAGACGCAGTACAGACTAATTCAGCCGTACTTCGGCGAGTCAATGACACCGTAGAAGAATGGCTGGCTAGCATTGACCGCGAGCACGGTACATCATATTGCCCAACGGGTGGGCAGAGGATTTAGCAGCCCCCAAGTAATAATAACTAATAGGAAGGAACAATATGACTAATCTAAACAAAGGTGCGGTTATAGCAGTCGTTGTACTGATTGTGACTAACCCGTTGAGCGGTCAGTATATCTGGATTGGATTGGAAGCCATGTTTACGTGGATATTCCAGCAAAGTGGATATTTTAGTGCCGTAGGTACGCTGTATATGATGGGCTTCATCGCTCATAACATGTACAAAAACCGTGAACAGGTCAAAGTGCCTGGTAAGTCTAAAAAGACCGAAGCACAAAAATACTTGCTAACTTAATATGGACAGGGTAGCTTCGGGCGAGCTGAAGTCCTGTCCCAAACTAAAGAAAGGATAACAATATGGGACACTACGACGAATGTACAGCATCCGAATATCCGTACAACGATGACTGCATTTGCAGTGACATTGACGAATATTCAACATTGTAGATAAACCACAAACACTGTGTATGCAATAATTGTTATGCGCATTTGGTACAATCAATAATAGGAAGGAGTTTATGAATATAACAATCAAACGCATCATAGTCAGAGGTACAAAAGGCAAGGAGCGCGACTGGATTGAGCCTGGAACATATAAAATAGTTAGAGAATTCGATAAAAAAAGGTGGTTGATCAATGTTGGGGGGAGTAGAGGGTTGACCATAGTACATAAGTACATGGGGATTGTTGGGCATTAGGTTGGGTTTGGTCGGTGTTTAGAAGAGGGTTAATAGCCCTCTTTTTTTATTTTTATACCACAATCTTTTAATCTTTTTACATAAAATGCCATGCGCTTATCATATCCACCAGAGGGTTCTCCCCCACTAGCTTTAATTTCTTTGACGCTCTTTATGCCTGATAAACAATAACTGATGGTTGTTTCTTTGGTCCAGCCATTAAATTTAGCCATATTATCATACTTCTTGAAATAAACTAAGAGAATTCGGCAAGTTGGGCGGGCGTGAAATAGTCTAACGCTTGCTCTGGATAGGCAAGTATAAAATCACGTGAGGGCTTGCCATTACTCCATGGTTGGATTAAGTCTTTTTGGTGATCTTCTCTATCCCTATCACGCAAGTACTGAGCGGACAGAGGCGAGGCTTGCCGGTTTAATTTATCCCTACACTCTCTGCAACCTTGACCGAATACATTATTAAGAATGACAGCTGTGGTCGGTTTTTTTTTATGACAGAAGTCACATTTTATAATTGTTTTAATTTTATATCTCGTTCTTTCATAGCGTTTAATCTATGTTGGTCGGGAGTTGGGCGCATTATTGAGCCTGATTGTGTGGTGAGGTCAATAGGTATATTTCTAGTTACTTGGTGACGTTCGGGTCGGACTACACCGGACTGTGAGGCTTGTTTGCGCTCGCTGTAGTCGTCAAAGACTGTTTTGAGCATGGTGTAGACCTTTTGAGCGTAAAAGCCCGTTAAAAGCCCTACAATGAGCCATAAAGGGGTCATTGTTCTATAACTTTCATGCCATTTTTGGGGTCGCCCCTAAAAGCCATAACAACACAGTCTTTTATGCCCATTTGATTTAATTCGTGAAACAAAAGCTGGGCATCTGTATTAGATACCATACGAGTATCAAGCCCAATAATATATTTCTTACCAGCTTCTAACTTAAAAACTTCTGCGTTTACTAATTTAATTTTAGTCATGCACTTGCTCCAGTCATCTGATTAATTTTTAATTGTTCTAATTGCCAAGCACGGTCAAAAGTTATTGAGCCATTGAGTGTGATAGCTATGCCCGCAACGTCTGTAGAATTTTCCACGACTGACTTCAATACTTTTACTGGGTCAATTACTCCGGCTTTGATTAGGTCTATCGGTTCATCAGTCATGTTCATCACATTAAAGCCGTAACCTGGTTTAGCTTGTAGGACTTGGGATAGGTGGTAGCCTGGGTCTTGTCCGGCGTTGATCATTAGTTGTTTGAAGGGTTCGGATAAGGCTTCACAAACTACGTTAAAACCCTCAAGTTCATCCTTATTCATATTTTCTAGTTTAGAGTCTTTGAATATACTAAACCTTGCCAACACAACAGCCCCACCAGCCACAATACCCTCATCTTTAGCGCATCGGGTGGCATGCACACTATCGTCTACACGAAATTTAGCTTCACGACGAGTTGCTTCAGTTGCGCCACCAACTTTGATTATGCCTATTTTACCTTGTAATTTTGCGAGGCGCATTTCCATGCGTTCTTTTTGGTACTGGTTATATTTATCAGACTTGAGTTGTTTTTTAAGCGTGGTAATTCTTAAATTTACATCTTCAGTGACAGCATTGCCCCCGATTATGGTTGTACTATTTTGAGTAACAATAATTTTTTCTGCGTCACCTAGATATTCTTTGGTTACTTTATCGGCCGGTAGGTTATTAGGTACTATCTTACCACCAGTCATGCAGGCTACGTCTTCTAAAAAGCCTAAAACTTGGTCGCCATAAACCGGAGGGTCTACTACACATACCTTTACTTTGCCAGCTTGATTGGTTAAAGCACAAACTTCTAACGCTTTAGCGCCTATATTGCCAATGATTAAAACTGTTTTATGTTCGGTGTCTTTGAATACCATTTCTAACATCGGAGCAATATCTTGGACGGAGTTTATTCTTTTCTCGGTGATCAAGATACTTACGTTGTCGTGGATAGCTTCTTCGGTTTCCCTGTCGGTCACGAAGTGGGGCATTACCCAGCCCTTTTCAAAATACAACCCCTCTACAACGTCTTGTATCACGCCAAGGCCGTCGTATTCTTCTACTGTGATGCCTATACCACCAACTTTTATAACTGTATCAGCTACGAGTTTCCCTACTTCGGGGTCGGTAGCGGATATGGTGGCTACTTCGTGTAGTTTATTATCCGGCACAGGCGTGGCTAGTTTATCTAGTTCGCTTTTTATCCATATTGAGGCTTTGTCTATTCCTTTGCGGAGGCCCATAGGGTTATAACCGGCGGCGATGCGCTGGTTAGCTAGACGCATGATGTGATAGCCAAGTAAAACTGTCGCGGATGTCCCGTCACCGGATACATCATTACTCTTTTTACTGGCTTCGTGTAGTAGGTCAACGCCAGTGTCCATGAGTTCATCGGCTAGGTTAATTTCTCTTATGATAGATACGCCATCATGCGTTATGACTTTAGAGCCGTAGGACTTCTGTAAGGCTACATTACCACTTAACGGGCCATAAGCGCAGGCTACGGCTTCATAGGCTATCTTAGCGCCTGCTAAGGCCTTTATTCGGACTTCATCGCCTGTTGTTACTATTTTACTATCTCCCCTGCTCATTTCTCCTCCCAAGCTATTACACGGCTTATTAAAACTAACGACAAGCCTTGCTGTTCTAATTCTATAGGCGTATTGGCCTCGGAGTGTTTTTCAACATAGATAATCTGCCCGATGTCATAGTGAGTGTCTACCAGCACACCATATTCAAGATAACCTTGATGTTTGTCCATTAATGGTATTGGCGTTTCAATTATCTCAAACCGTTGATGAGTATCCTCAATATCCGCGGCAAGACTAAGCCCAGTATCACGCTCTAACTTCTTAACTAACAGATAATTATATGCTGGTTTTATCATAAGTTCCTTTCGTTAATTGCAGCCTCCAGTATAACTTTTCGGCTTCTCTATTTTTCTCACAATATGTATGAGCCTGTAGGATCAGTTTATCAGTAATCTCTTTACCTTTTCTTTCTACTTGCCACGCATCGTGTTCGGTTTTATGTTCACCAAACCATTTATGGTCTGGGCGGCATAGTGCATCTACGTTCAACGGTTCAAATCTCGTACCCTCTTTGCCTCGACTTTGCCAGTGTGAGGCATCCAGGCCAGTGATACCTTTGTCCCCGTAGCCAGGCTTACCACACTTCTGACAAACCTTATCCCTGCGCCTTATCCATTCAGAGAAGGCATCATCAGCAGGGTCTCTTTTAATCTTATACCACGACATCAAAGCTTTCCCGTGTACTTAATTGAATTGTCTTGTACTGTCGTCCAGCGCATATTGTTAGCTACATAGCCAATGGCATTGTCAATACGGTCTATTGATGGCGTTAGCTTTCGGGTAAATCCGCTAGTTTCCCATTGTTTGTAAGTTTGCTCAAAATTATCCATGTTATTTTTGAGCCAGATGCAGTAGTCGGCATAAGTTAGCATTTTTGTGCCTTCGATTTTGTATTTACGAATTGCACGACCTTCAACCCTCTGCCTGATTTGGCTGTAGCGATGATTAAACATCCGTTTTCGGCTTGTGCGTTGTCTAGTCTTGTCATATTCATGGTACTGGTCTTTCCTGATATTGTAATTTTGTCTGACATCTAACTTGTTACATTCTTTACACTTATTTACATGACCATCTGGCATCCGGGGGTGTTCGTAAAAGGCTGTTAGGGGTTTTTCTTTTCCACATTTGAAACATATTTTATTCATATGTTCCATTCTAAGGACAGTTTAAGGAGTTGTCAAGCTCCTAATTAAAAGGTATGTCGTCAAGGTTAATCTTTTCTTCCACCTCCTCATCACTAACCTCAACAGCATCAGGAAAGGCTTTATTAGCACCAGATTTTATATCAGCTGCAACTGCCTTGGCCTTATCATATCCACTGGTCTGATCTATTTCATCTTGTGGCTTGTAATAGGTCATACGTTGACCTTCTTCAATCTTTGCATCTAAATCAATCTCACGGAGTTTGCCAATCATTTCGTTGGTTAGCGTCTCGGATGTTGGTAATGCCGTAACTGTATGTCGGCTTTCAATCCCCGTCCCAGTGGTAGTAATTTTAATATCAGTATTTTTAATGTTTGCCCCAAAATCTTCATCTTGGTGGATAGCCTGGACTTGCTTGGCTACGCCTGGGGTAGTATTAAGAATACCAGCCTTATCATTATTGTAATCCCAGGCAATAAACCCAAAACGGGTATTACCGAATTTATCCATTGATACTACGGGGTCGGTTGTCACTATCCGTAACTTACGCGGGCTGTCATCGCTGTTTAATTTGATGAATAGTCCACCTGCAAACTTGAAATCTCGAAGACCATCTTTTTCACTCATCATCGTCCTCCTTATAATTATTATCTTCTTCGTCTGTATGCGTACAATCTCCATCTGAGCATTGATGATGTAAGAAGCAGGTTGTCTGCCCATCATCTTTGCCCTGGGTATCACATTCACATTTCATATTCGCTTCTCTCAGCATACTCTAGTGGCTGAAACTTACCCCACGGCACCACAAAACATTCCATGCCATTATTATCGAACTTTGTCCTCTTCGGTACGTCCTTTCTTCTTAAAAACCAGTCTCCAGCAAATATACTATCCTCACCGACCCTGGTAAAAACTAATTTAATATCTCTTATGTTGCGGTTGATCTTCCGCTTAGCTATGTAGACTTCTACCATGTCTGTCGAGCCACCTCTTATGTAGCCCGCATAATGGGGCTCCCAGATGTCTCCGATGTAGTTTAACTGGGTGAATTTATCTACTAGCACAGTAATTGCTCCTCGGCAGCCATTCGCATCATTATTGCATCTTCTTTGTTAGTGAAAGTGCCTAAATGATAATTAATACTACTAAAAGCAATCAAAGTTCGCCAAGTATTATAACCGGTATCATAAACACCTTGGTAGCTTGACGTATTATTTCTATTCATACGCCTATTCCTCCGCTGTTCCGTTGGCGTGGCCCACCTACAATTAGATGGTTCATAGTTACCGTAGGGGTCTATTCTATCTAAGGTTTTATCTATTGGTCTGATGCCCATATCCTTTAAGAAATTGTTAAAAATTAACCAAGGTTCATAAATTTTTATCCCCACTTTTCCGTATTTCCAATAGGAGGTAGCTGTAGGGCTGAGACAACGGGCTTTCATTGACTTCCATGAGTAGTAAGTGGGTGTATTAGTCATCTTGTGTTTTATTTTGCCCATTCTTTTTTCCCTTTCTCCTTTTTTATGTAAAGTTGAACAGAATCAGGGTAACGTGTAAGAGAAGGGGGGGCAGGAAAGTTACCTAGATATTCAATAGCTGTTTCGTAAATACGTTTGAAAGACTTATAGGTTAATAAACTCTCCGAAAAATCAAAGCCATGTTTATGTTTTGGGCTGTATCGCCAAGTAAACGCTCTAGTAACTGGGCTACCTTTACGAGTTTTATTGTTCATCGTTTTATAGGCTGCGACCTGGATTTTATGACTATAGGCATTCCTTGCACTGAATTTCCAATCGATGATGATGTGAACTCGTTTTTTACTAGGCAAGTCCAACCACTTTTCCTTGAGTTGAACGTCACCCTCTGAATCAATATTTAGGTACTTATTAGGGTCTAGGAGGCATTCTAAGCGCCACTCCTCAACATAGCCCTTAAAGTCCAGCGTACCGGCTACACGTAGGTCTGGGTCGGCTACAATTAACTCAGTGAAATACTTGCCAGGGTCTAAAAATCTTATGAAACGTATGAACATAGCTATCCCAGCTTTTTCAAAAGTAGACCGATAATCATTTTTTAAGTCAAGCTTTTTGGCTCGCATTAATTGGTCTAGCGCATCATGTAGCTTAGAACCTCTATCACCAGTCATCTGTAATCGTTCTTTTGATTCTTCATACGAAGTAACGCGCCAATATTCTCGCAAACCTTCTGGTACTGGCCCACCAATATCTATGGTCTGAGTAACAGATAAATAATATTGCTTTTCCTCTCCAATAAGCCCTCCGTAGTAAAAATGCTCTGAATCTGTTTCATAGCGCATAATCTCACAATTACTTAGTTCGTAGAGGGTTTCGGTGTCGCTCATAAACGCTCTCCAAACTTAAACCACTTTACAACTCTAAACTTAATAACACGCCGTTGCTGTTTGTTACATCCTTCGCACCACCTAATTTGGTAGCCCTCAGCAGTACCGTTCCAATCAGACCATTTATGAAATACTGAGCAAAATAATATCATATTTTAGTAACCTTATCGCGCGGTATCAAAAAACCCTTCAGTGTCAAAGCCGCCAAAATAGCCACAACCTTCTGGGGATGATCTAGCCCGCAGTCTTTGGCTAACTGACGCTGAGATACTATAGGCTTGCCACTAACTAAATAGTCATAGACAGACTGTTGCTGTTCCGTAAGCCCTATCTGCTTGCGCGTACGGTCAAATAAGCCTACAACTTTCTTAGCCATATCCTCAGAGCCGGTGGCTTCTATCAATTCTTCGAAAAAACTATCAGTCATTACTTACCCCCCCACTCGCTGAGTTCTGGCTCGGTGGCAGGCTCAGGGGCAGGCACGGTGGGTTGCCAAGGTTTAAGTTGCTCTTCAGTAAGTTTTTCGCACCCTGGGTCGTTTGCCGACACTGCTTCAGTGTATGGGCAGGCGTTATACCAACTAAAGCCACATATTACGTTGCCGTCTTTGCCTATACCTCGCTCAAAGTAAGCACCTTCACTTGTTGCCGTGGGGCATTTTATTACTGGCACACTCGCGCTGACTGACAAAATACTAAATATACTAAATATTAAAACACTTAGGGTAACTAATAATAACCTTTTAATCTGTTCCTCCTTATTTAATACCTGTATTGTATAGCATGGTGGGGGGGGTGTCAATAGCCAGAATGTAATCCACGGTTGACATACACGTATTAGGCGTGTACTATACCTGTATGAAAAGAGAGCCAACAATAGCAATCCGTCCTGATATATACGAACTATTAAAAGCTGAAGCTAAAAAAGATAAACGCTCAGTCAAAGTATATTTAGAGTTACTGTTAGAGGAAGCATTGAATAGAGACACCATCGCTGGGGGTAAAGCTTCCTCTCTACCCTTGGCGGTGGGCGCATGAGTTCGAGTCTCCTGCCACAGGTTGATTTGTGAACTAGCTCATGCGCTCTCTAAACTAAAGAAAGGATAATATGATTATGAGCAACAACATCTGTTCCGACTGCGGATATGACGTATTCGATATGACGCTCAGTGAGCATATTAAAATTCATAAACTGAAAGGGGAGTGATGAGCCAAGACATACTTACAGAGCTAGATATTGAATGGGCGAAGGTGGTTTCATTAGCATACATACCCAGGAAAAGAGGTGAACCAGTCACTTTTGATTTAGTTGAATTAAGGTCGTTTATCCAAGACCTTATAACAGGAGCAGAAGAAGCTACTGCCAGTAAGATTTTTAACCTAGCTCACAAATATGCCCAAGAGGATAAAACTATGATAGGCTCAGAAGAATTGAGAGCGTACCACTACTACAACGCAATACATATAATAGGAAAGTTTGAGGGGAGATAAATGAAATGACCTACACCACCATAGCTTTACTGGGTTTAATTTTGGCTCTGATGTTATTGCTCGTCCCCCAAGTGAGTAGTTTAATAGTGGGGGGATTGTGAAGCTTAAAATTAGATTCTGTCAAAGGTGCAAGCATCGTCATACCATAGACGAAGGTTGCCTGTAATGTTTATATGCTTGATTATTTTCGGGTGAGAGTTTAAGCTTATAGAGACTAATTTAGTTTCACTTCAGAAATTAAAATAGTTGTTTAACAATAGAAAACCCCTCTTTTGGAGGGGCTAGTTTCACTTCGCTTTTGATTATACACGATAGCGTTGCTGTTAGGCAAATACATTTTTACTTTGGTTGTTCTCAGCCAACCAGAAAACAAAACTGAATGTTAGTAGGTAGAGTTAAATTGCTCGCTCTGACCAACCGCCCAAATTAAACTGTTGTCAAGTATTATATTGTATAATAGAGGTAAGAACTTATTTATCCACTGGTTCATCAAATAATCATTTGCTTTTGGAGTCTTTTAACGCATAATTGAATGTACTGTTTGTCACGGCTGACGAATAGAAAAACCGCCCTTACGGACGGTCTTGCCACTGCTGACGATAAATTGTACCCACATCATACCGCGTACAACATCTATTTGTCAATAGTGGCGTTCAACAAATAACTATCAGGTGTTGTACGACCACCTTACCAACAAAGACGTATTAGATCACAGACCTTAAATCTAGGCTCTGGCAGCCCCCCTTGAAGTCCAACCTAGTCCTGGCTTGTGATCTAACCAAGATAGTTTATCCAAACCCCCGAAGCCTTAGGTTTACCAGGTAAGGGGGCGATATTGTCTCACCCCATCCCTAACCTAAACAGTGGATAGACTCAATGGGCTTGACAAAGCGTTTCATTACCGTTACGCTAGAGACATGGTAATAAAGTGTTTGTATTGCAAGGTAAAGTTACAAAGTCCTAGACGCAACAAGAAGTATTGTTCATCCAAACATAGGTTATACGCATGGAGGGACGCAAGATGAATACAGCTATTGAACTAATCGGAGGTGAGAATAAATGAGAAAAATACCAACATTATTCAAGAGAGATTTTAACAATAACGGAGCAATCTTTGATAATTATTCTGAAGGTACTGAATGGGTGCAAAATGGTGAAGGTGTAGCTACCCGTAAATACGATGGCACTAGTTGTTTAATCCGTGGTGGGAAGATGTATAAACGCTACGAACTGCGAGCTGGTAGAGAAGCTCCGTATGGGTTTGAGTTAGCCGACCACGACGACGTAACAGGCAAAAGTATGGGATGGGTCGAAGTTGGTAACGGTAGTGAGGATAAGTGGCACAGAGAGGCTGTCGGTAATCCTGACAAGGTAGATTTGCCAGATGGAACATACGAACTAGTCGGAGCTAAGGTGCAGGGCAACCCCGAACATTACGAAACGCACACCCTAATTAAACATTCTGAAGCGGAACAGTATCCAGATGCTCCTAGAACCTTTGAGGCTCTTAGGGATTGGCTGACCGATAAGGACATTGAGGGCTTAGTCTGGCATCACCCAGATGGTCGCTATGTGAAGATTAAGAAAAAGGACTACAGGTTGAAGCGATGACCCCCAAACCCCAAGCTAATAAGACTATAGATGAGGCGCTAGATGAAATAGAAAAGCTGTTTGAACTGGGCGAAACTGCTAAAGCTTGTAACATAATCCAAACCCTCATAACAGAAGCGAGGATAGATGAGCAGACAAATACTGGTGGTGACTTGGACGGTTCAGTCTACTTTAGAACTAAAAAGGGCTGGAGTAGCCAAGAGGATCGCCTAGCCGAACTAAAGAAAAGAGGTAGTGATGAGTAAACTAAATAACAAGGAGGCAGAAATGTCAAAGCAAGAAACAATTACATTAAACGGAAAAGTCTATATGGAAATAGACCCCAACAACAAAGAGATTAAACCAGTTGTGTCAGATGAGTCCAAAGCCATCACCCAAGCTATGCTAGATATGGTGGGTGAAGATGAGAAACCCGACATGAGACTGGGACAAAACGCATATATTT